CATCAGCAAGTCGCGGATGGGCGGCGACGCGCCATCGAACATCACAAAGTCATAGACGTAGAGGCCGGGCGGCAGGTTGGCGCGCACCGTGGCTTCCGGCACATTGAGATGCAGCACGCGCTGCACGACGTCATCGACCACGATCTGGCCGCCGGCGCTGGTAAGCGTGTAGAGCGGCGCCGCGTCGTTGACGTCGGCCTTCACCTCCATGATGAAGCTCTTGCCCGTGAAGCTCCACGACGTGTCGCCCACGATGCCGAACTGAAACGCATCGCGCCACGTCACGTTGTCATTGACCGTGATGTTGACTGTTGCTGCTGAAACTACGGCCGCCATCAGAATGTCCTCTCACCGTTACTGCCGAACGACGGCACGCCGCTCTGCTGGGAGTGACTGTTCCACCCACCGGGGAAACGCCACGCCTGAGTGCCGCGGGTGTTGGCGCGCTGCTTGGAGACGCGCGCTCGCGCAATCGCGTCGCGGAAGCGCTTGAGGTGGTACGCCGCCTTCTCGGTGTTGCTGTACGGCTTCGCGAGCTGGTTCATCAGCTTGCCGAGCAAGCCGTCCAGAATGCCGACGTGCCACAGCGGCAACACCCAGTCCGGACCGATCGGGGTCATGTCCTTGGTGTTCGGCAGACAGACGTTCTTGGTCACCGTCACGAAATACTGGGTCGTGGCGTTCGGCGCATGCGCCAGGATCAGCGTGCCGACGTCGGCCATCAGCGCGGGCACGCGGGACAGGTTGCCGTCGAGCACGCTCTCCAGCCGGATGATCTGCCCCTCCGTGGGGGTCAGCAGGTAGCGCGTGGTCGTTGAATTGACGTTAAGCGTGATCAGCTCAGTCCAGGACGAGCTGTCGTTGAAAAACTCGGACAGCACGTCGAACAGCTCGGTACGCAGCATCGGATCGGCCACGCCAACCAGCATGGTTTTGGCCCGGTTAAGAAGTTGCGTGACGTCGGTTGGAGCCAGCATGTTAACCTCCCGGCTGCGGTGTTGGCGGCGCCAGGCCGGTAGTGCGGACGCCGACGAGGATCTCGTTGAACACCTTCAGGAACGCGGTGGCGCGGTTGTCCTGGATGTCTTCCTGGTCGCGCTCAAGCGCGTGGCCGACGAGCCCGTGGACAATCGCCAGGCGAAACTGCTCCTCGATGTTGATCGGCTGATTGGAGTTGGCGTCAAAACTGGGCACCGAGCCGTCCGGCGTGGCGTAGATGAACAGGTCCGCGCGGAGCCGGCGGGCCTCCAGCAGCGCCACGTTCAATGCCACAAGCAACGACGGGTCGTCGTAACGATACGGCGCGATGGTGTCGACCAGCAGCGTCCGCGCGTCGTTAATGTAGGCTGTCACCGTGGCATAGGCAGTCGACATCGCGCACCTCGAAATGATGGCCAACCGTAAAAGCGATGCGTTAAGGATCGGATAACGAAAAACGGCGGCCCGTTTCGGAGCCGCCGCTTCTCTGTCCCCCCAACCCCGATTAGGAGTTCGGCGTCACTTGTGCCTGGACCAGCGCCTTGCCGTCCACAACCTGGTAGCCGTAGACCTGCAAGCCGCGCAGGATCTGGCCGAAGGTCAGTTCGGATCGGAGCGTCTCCACCTTGCTGATCTGCGAGGCGAAGGTCAGGCCGTGGGCGTGGCCGGCAAAGATCGGCCATTCACCCGCGTTGAAGTCGGTAGCGTCGGTGCTGTTGTTCGGCAGCAGGTTCGAGATGTAGATCGTGAACCGATCCACCATGCCGAGGCGGCCGTTGCGCAGCATCGAAACGCCGTCACCAGACAGGTAGGCCTGGCGCAGTTCTGACTGCTTGATCTGGCGTCCAGCCCACGCCGGCATGACGACCCAGCGGCCGACTTCCGGGATGTTCTGTTCATCGAGCACCTGGCCCATGCGCATCAGCACGTCCACGAGTTCGATGTCACCAGCGCCGGGGTTCTTGGAGACCACGCTGAGCGGGGTACCCTTGACGCCGAGGTTGATGTTGCCAGTGATGGCGCCGGCCGCGGTTCCGCGGTTGGCAGTGACCATCTGGTTGACGATACCGGTGAGAACATCGCTATCGACGGTGATTTTCAGCTGCTGCGCTGCGTCGTCCGACCACATGGACAGGACATTCAGATCGCTCTGGATCTCCATCACGTCGTCGAGGATCAGCGAGAAGTACTTGCCGTTGCCGATGAACAGCTCGATCGAGCCACCCGTCGGACGGTCAAGGTTGAGCAGACCATCGGACTTGTAGTCGCGGATGGTGATGGTCGGCTTGGTGCGGATCTTCACGCGGTCGCCCTTGTTCTTGATCTCACCTTCGTAGTCGGTGTTCGAGATCGCGGCCAAGACGGTCGACGCGTAGAACTTCTCCACGAGCTTGCCCGACCAGATTTCCGGGATGAAACCCGTACCCTGGAGGTTGTTGCCCGAAGAACCGGTCGGGTAGATCAGTGGCGAGCCGGCACCAGATGCGCCGGGAAAGCCTGAGCTGGGAATTGGCATAGGAGTAGCCCCATCGTTAGGGGCCACTCACTGTTCAGGTGTAGATGTGCCCCCGTGTTACCCTTTGATGCGACCGGAGGCTTGCGCGGCGAAGATTTGAGCTTCGATACGGTTCTTCTCACCGAGATTGCCCTCGTATCGACGAGCGCGCACATCGTTGTAGAACTGAGCCACTTGGGATCGCGTGAAATACGGCTGGTCCGCGGGCACTGAACTATCGCCAGGTGCCGGCTTTGCCCTGCCAGGGGACGCGAGTGCTTCCAGTGGGATCGCAGCTTGCCGAGGAGCTGGTTGAGCCACTATGGGCTCGGGCTGCTCGAACTGCGGTACCGGTTGCAACTGGCCCGTGGCAACTCCCTCTCGAAGGAAGTCCCTGAAGAACTGAAGCACCTTGGGGGCATCTGCCGCCTGGTAGGCCTCGTTCAACATCTGCTGGCGTACACGACCAGTGTAAATATTTGGTAAACGCAGCCAGTGCTTGAACTCGGGCGAGCGGTTGATCGACACCCAGTTCGGGATGTCACGCGCCAGGGTAGCGGTAATATCCTTTTGCCCAGAACTAGTTACCTGCCGTTTGAGCAGGTCGTTCTGGTTCCGCAGAGCCGCGATTTCGGGGCCCAAAGCGTCCTGCGCACTGCGCCTGGCCAGGTCAATCAGCTCCTCGCCGTAGGCAGATCGGTCCTCGTCAGTGATCAACTTTTTGTGATCATTGAGCTGGGACATGGGCGTTTGGGGCGGGGGCGGCGGCCGCGTCCCGATCGAAGCCTGAGTTCGGATCAGCTCGTCGCCGATCTGGGTAATCTGCTCCTGGAGCTGCCCCACCATGTTCTGGGACGAACGCCAGCGCCCCTGCATCGAGAGGAATTTGTGCTGCCAGCTGTCGTCGTTTGGATCTACGACCGGCGGCTGCGGCTGCGGCTGCACCGGTGCGGGATCCTGTTGGTTAACAGGCGCTGGCTGCGCCTCAACCGGTTTTGGTTCAGGCGAGTGAAGCGGCGCGGGCTGGGGCGGTTGCGGCAGCGCTTCCTTGGCGGGAGCCGGCTGTTGGCCCGGATCCTTGGGGTAGAACTGCTCGTGGATAGCGTCCGCCGCGGCGGAAGCTCGTTTCACGTGGTCTGGGATGATGACGTTGGGGTCGACGGGGGGCGGGGTGGGGGATTTCTGGTCTACGACTGTTTCGATCGTGGGCATCGGCGCGTCCTCTTGGCGCGCACGGCAGAATTACGGTGCGGGCTGCCCCCGCGATAGGCCGCACTCCTTAAAGATCCGTAAAAGTGCCATTGCCTCACGGGCCCGGCCCTGGGCACAGAGGACGTCGTTCTGCTCAGCAGCTGTTACCGCCACGGTAACATCCATGGTCCGGGTCTCGAACGCCTGGACAAACTGCTCCCAAACGCCCGGATCCAGGTTGCGCAACCGCAAAGAAAGCTCTGATAGGCGCTGGGTTGTGCTGCTCACGCGATCCCGTTTCCACCCCAGGTACCCGTGCCGAGACCGTCGGGGGCGGGTGCTGGCTCTTGGGGTTCAGCCATCGGTGTAGCCTTGCCGTAAGACTGGAAGCTCGTGGGTCCGCCTCCAGATGCGGTCGCGGGTAGATCACGCTGTTGTGATCCCTTACCGGGAGCATTGTGCAGCGTGCCTTTCTTTGTGTGCGGCGCCAGCGGCGTCATGTGTCGCTTGAACATCAGCTAATCCCTCCGCTGTCGTATCCGAACGGGTTCGGGGTTGGCGCCGGCTGCTGGTCAGCCTTACCGTACATCCGGGTAGAGCTGGCCTGCGGCCGAACACCGAACCTCTGGCTTCCGCCAGGAGCCTTGAAGGCCGGCGCACGGTGGCCGATCGCCGAAGTTGCCCCAGGTGCTGGGACAGACTTCGGGGCCGCTGTGCTCGACCCTTTGACCCGGACGATGTTCATCGTCTTAACGGGCGCTGGTCTTGCCGGCTTGAGCAGGCTCTGCGCCGGCGAAGCCGAACATCTTGCCCGATCCGCCCTTGGCGAACTTGGCGCCGGGGGCGCCGTCGGCCGCGGACTTGTCGCGGGTGGTGCCGGACGGCATGGGCTCAGCCGCCTGCTCGGGGAACATGTG